CGAGTTTCTTCATCTGGTCTACGAGGTCCGCTCTCTGCTCCTCGAGTTTCTTGAGTTCTTCCGCTCTGTACTGCATTCCTGCGATAATTCTTGTTACTGTCTTTTTCTTCATCACTAATCCTCCATCTTTGATAATTTTTCTATGCGTGCCCTGTACTGCTGCAACTTTTCGGCGGCCGTTCTTAAATCGGCATCCGAATTGTCTGTGATTGTTGCCTCTTTGATCTCGAGGCTCCGCGTCTCCACGGTCTCCGTGGTATCGTCCGCTCTGGTGTTGACAGATGTCCCGGCATAGCATGGTGTCTTCCGGTCATCTATGAGAGAGACTTCTTTCAGGTCCATATCTTCGACATAGCGCCGCTTCATGCCGTTCGCTGCGTCTTCTTCCTGTGCTCTCGCATTCATAAATCCGAACGACCACCCTCTCAGTTTTCCCTCACGCGCCTTCTGCATCGTTTCCGGATCGGTGATCTCGCAGATTGCCCGCAGCCCGATATTGTCCTCGATGAGTTTCAGGTTGCTGTTCGTGTCGCCGAGTTTTTTGTCTTCCTCGTGATCGAGCAGAAGGTCTATTGCCCGGTTTGACGCTTTTGCCCTTTCGAGCGCTCGCGTGAATGCTCCCGGCATTATCTGCTCAATGAACTTCTCCCCGTTTGAATCGTGGATAGGTCTCGAATCCCGCGCCACCGCGTTGACATATCCGTCAATCATCACCTTGTCCTGCCTGATTTCTATTCGCATCTCCATTCCCTCCTTCCTCTGTTTTTGTTCCCGCTTCGTCCTGCAGATTCATACTCTGTCCCATGTTCGGAAGGAACAGGTCCTTTGTGACCGGATCAAAGAGTACATCCTGCAGTCCCAGCTTGATATAATTCAATCCCAGCGGGGGCATGTTTTCTTTCGCACGTACCTCATCCACCTTCATGAATCCGTTCTTCAGTGCCTTTTCGTATGCGTTGTACCTCTTCTCCGGATCTCCTTTTGTCATATCCGATGTGTCGACCGCAAAGTAGTATTCCTTTTTCTCGCTCTCGAGGAGCAGATCCCGGTTCAGCGCGCATTCCAGCGCTCCGATCACCTGATTCAGACACTCCTCCACATACAGCTTCCTGTCCTGTTCTGTCGGAGTCCCATTCAGAATATTGGCAGGCATTAAAAACAGCTTGCAGATATCCTTTGAATTGGTGATCTTGTTCTGGTTCAACTGCATCTCCATTGATGTATTGGAGCACTCCTGGAACTCCATCCCTTCGTTCAGCACCATGACATTGTCGGCGTTGTTTGAATAGAGTTTCCTCCACTGCTGCTTCACGTAGTTGATCGCCGCCTGTGCGAGTTTCCTCTGTGATTTCAGGAATCCCTTCTTGTTGCCGCCTGTCGTGTTCTGGTTCTCCTCGTATTTGAGCAGGGAATACGTTGCGCTCATCAACTGCTGCGCCTCGTCGTATATCGGCAGTCCCTCGCGTCCGTCTTTCGTGTTCCGGAGAAGCCGGATAAACTGATGCGGCATGTAGCGCTGGCCGTCGACCAGTATGCTGTATGTCTTGAAGATCGGATCTGTATTGTAGAGGAACGAAATATGCTTCTCGTCCACATAGTGCAGGCTCCTGAAGCGTTTTCCGGTCTTGTTGATAAACACATAGCCGCCCTTCCCCAGATAGTAGTCGGTGATCATCGCCTTCTTCAGTTCCACCGCCGTGAGCGTGTCTCCCGGATCCTGATTCAGAAGAAATGTCCTTGTGTCGTCTTTGACCTCTTCCACCTTGCCCGCGTCCTTCTTGTACAGTCTGATCGGCAGCTTTGCAATATCCCCCGCAATCATGTTCACGCAGGCGTTTAGTGCTGCTATGTTCAGCGCCTTTTCTCTTCCCACATACTCCGGCTTTAAGTTGAAATTGCTCAGCACTTCACCCGTGTTCTCGTCGAGTGTATGCTCTTCCTGCACCGGATCCGCTCTTTTGAAAAACCAAAAAGCCATGTATCATCTTCCTCCTTCATAAAACCTGTATTGTAAATTCATCATCTCCGAAGAGAATCTCCTGCTGCACCAGATGCACCGCGTTGATCGTGCTCACTACCATGTCCACCTTGCCGACAGATCTCTTTTTGTTCACGTAAACATTCAGGTTCGTGTCCTTTGTACATCTTGCATTCGCGAAATTGATCTCCAGAAGCGCGTTCTCTTCGTAGAATGCCTCTTGTGATAGTATTTTTTCTTTCAGCAGCTTGGTCGCTGGATGCAGCACGCTCGAGTGCTGCTTAATCTCTACGCATTCGATCCCCTCCGCTTCCAGCTTCTGCACCGTGGAAATAGCGTTGTATCTGTCGTACCCTACCTGCACGATCTCCACGCCGTATTTTTCCGGAATATCCATGATAAACTGCTCGACCTGCCGATAGTCGATCACTTCCTCCCCGACTGCGAAGCATACGCCGCGTCTTATCATCTCCGCGTAGTCCACTTTTTCCCGCAGCGTCTTCTCTTCGACCTTGTCTCCGGGAATAAACCCCCATACTTTGAAGTACAGCTTTGTATCATCTTCTGCCACCATTGCCACCGATGTGTTGTCATCGGTCTGTGACAGATCAAGCCCGAGCCAGACGCGCCGTCCTTGCCAAAAGTCCGGATTTTCCTCAATCTTGCAGCGTTTTACCTTGTCGCTGTCGATGTATCCTTCGGTACCCAGCCCTTTGTACCGGATGTTTAGGTGTTTGCAGAGAAAATTCTCTTTCTTGTTGTCATAGATCGTGGCCAACGTCCGCTTGTCACGGATATTTTTGAAAATATTTTCGTTTTTTACTGCTGCCGGGTTTGCCTGATAGATGATCCTGTCATCCGTCTTCCAGCCTTCATCCTTCAGGAGTTCCTCGTCCGGCTCGTAGAGCAGTGCGAAATATCCTTCAATTCCGTTTTCCAGTCCGTCCAGTGTGTTCTTTGCGATGTCTATCTCGTCCATGAACACATTCAGGTCGTTCGGATACTGCGTCGAGATGATGATCCCGAGGCTTTCCTCGAGCGTGATCTGCGACGAGCGCATCGCCTCGACTGGATATGCGTCGAGCGCACCGGCTTCATCTGCCAGGAACGCATTGGCCAGCTTCCCGTCCATCCTGTCCTGACTGTATGCTAGAGGCGTGTATTCCGAATCCGTGATCTTGCAGCGTATTTCTGACCGCAGGATCTTGAACTCTTCCACGAGTGCAGGACTCTTCTTGATGATCTTCCTGATTGCCTGCTTCAACTCGCTTGACAGCTTCAGGTCCGGAGCGACTGAAAAGAAACGCGAAAATTCCGGCTCTATAAGCATCAGCAATATGAATATGACTGCCGAGTTGAAGGTCTTGAAGTTCTTCCTTGCGATCTCCAGAAGCGCCGTGTGATAGTAGCGCTTGTCGTTTCTCCTCGCTTTTGTGCAGAGTACCGCAGTTATGAGGAGCCAGGCATAATCCTCGAGGCCGTCATACATGGAGCATCCGAGATCCGGATGTACGATCAGCTTCAGGATCTTTGAGATCTTCTCAAACTGCTTCTCGTCCACATAGGCTCTCCCGCTCTCTCCGTCTGCTATCTCAAGCCATGCTTTCGCCTGCTTTTTGATGTATCTGCCGACCTTCCGGTTTCCATCCTGCGTACACCATAGCGCGTATTGGTACGCTTTTCCTTCTCTAACCACTCTTTAGCGCCTCGAGTAGTGGGTTGCTTGCTTTCTCCTCGGTCTTCGGTATCGACCTGAGCGATGCCGCGATCGTCATCACAGACTCTTTCTCGATGTCCAGAAGCATCTTCCGCTTCTGCTGGATCGTCCTGTCTATCCCGCTGATCGATGCCGATATCTTTGCCATTGACCGGCCGATGTCCGCCAGTATCTGGATATACTCGACCGGATCGTCCAGCTTGTCCTTCTGCTCGTGCAGATCCTCTCGCATCTCCCGGAGCATATCCGTGTAATATGCGCGCTCCTCCTCGAGATGCTTGACCTCTGAAGAAATCATGCAGTATCGATTGATTGTCGCTCCATACAGTTCGTCTCCCTTTTCGATCTTGTCCAAAAGTTTTTTGACTCGGCGGAACTGTTTGTGTGCTTCTTCGTCCGCCCGTACCTCTGGCGCTTCCTTCAGTCGCACTCCGGAGATGAGGCTTTCTTCAGCCTTCTTCCTCTTTTCGAGTTCTGCCTTTGTCCGGTGACTTTTCTTCTCGCTGCTGATCACTGCGTATGGTTTTGGCGGTGTTGGCATGCCCCTCTCCTCCTTCCTCCCTTTTGGGAAAATCTTGATCTGGGAATTTTTTATAAATTTGTGGGGGAGGTGTGGTGTGGGGCTTCCGGCCGATTTTCAGCTAAACCCCCGGGGGTGTCTTTTCGTTTCTTTGTGCAATCTCCACAAGCCTCTCGCTTGAAATCTTCCCTTGTTCTGCTAACTCGTGACAAGTCTCGCAAAGTGTGATCAAGTTCTCATTGTTTAGTGCCTCGTTTCTGTCTGTTTTCAGCGGAATAATGTGATGCACCTGCAGATTTTCTGTTTCTATCCTCCGGCTTTT